GTTGCGCGCATAGTCCAGAACAAGGCAGTTCTGTTTATCGCTCGCTGCGATAGCAGCCAACCTCCCGCCAATCTGGCTCAAATCGAACCCCGGCGCATAATCAGGACGGGTGCCACGCCCTAGCATCTGAACCCATAGCACGGACGACGCTGTAGCACGCAGAACAATGATAAGGTCGATGCCGGGATAGTCGAAGCCTGTGGTCAGCACGTTATTATTCACGACGGCTGTTAACTCACCGCGCTTAAAGGCAGCGATCGTTTCGTCCCGCCCTGCGCGCTTGCTATGAACGACCCCTGTCGGGACACCGAACTGGTCAAGCATCTCACCAATGTGATCTGCATGGTCCACGCCCGATGCAAAGATGAGCCAACGCTTTCTGTTCTGCTCCGCTGCGATGTGCATTGCTTCACGCAGAGCAGCTTCGGTGATCTCATCCTTATCGAAAAGCTGCTGCATCTCGCCTTCGATAAACTCGCCGCCGCGGATATGCAAGCCGTCGGTGCTCAACTCGAGCTTCGTCTTCTTAGGCACAAGGGGCAGCAGATACCCTTCAGCAATCAGCCGATTGAACGCATCCATCGTTGTAATGTCAAAGCAGACATCAGTGAACAACGGTGGGATGATGTTCCCCTTGCTGTCTTCGGATGAATCTGTAAGGTGACCGTGCCCGAGCCGCCAGGGTGTAGCAGTGAAGCCGACAACCTTCAGGTAGGGGTTCACCGACTTCAGTCCCGCAAGGAACGCGCGATACATTGTCTGGTCGTTCGGACTGAGCAGGTGCGCTTCGTCAATAAGCACAAGGTCAATGTGCCCGAAGATCATCCACTTTTTCCAGACGGACTGGATACCGGCAAAGGTGATCGGGCAAGTAGCGTTCTTCTCGCCTAGTCCCGCACTATAGATGCCAGCAGGGCAGAACGGCCAAAGCATCATAAGCTTCTCGTAGTTCTGCTGGATAAGCTCCTTCACGTGCGTAAGTAGGATGATTCGTTGCGTCGGGTAAGGGATGAATACCGACTGCAAGAAGCGAGCAATGACCACACTCTTGCCCGTGCCGGTCGGCATCGCGACAAGGGGATTGCCTTGCTCGGCGCGGAAGTAATCCCAAATCGAATTGGTCGCTTCGGTCTGGTAGGGGCGGTCTTGAAAGATCATTAGATGTCTTCGTTCTTATGCCAGTCCGGGCACCCCACTTGCTGCTTCTCTTTGCTCAGCTCCATGTTATGCCGATTGCAGAACCACTTAGCGTCCGCAATGGGCTTGACGAACTGACAGGTGCGGCAGTTGACAGCGGGAGCCGCATTCAGATGGCAGACTGGCTTGTCGTCACAGAAGCGGCACTTGAAGAATCCTGGGCTCGGATTGATTTTTGGCGGAGGAACGTCCATCCAGACCAGCTTCTCACCCCGATCGAGGAACTGATCCGCAAGCTCGGCGTTAAGCGTAATAATTTCCATATACTGGTCGTCAGTGTTTTTGCAGACTGCGACGTATAGCGCGACGGGATAGCCCATCTTGCGCATGTAAAGTTGCATCTGAATATAGTGCTCGGGCTTACACGCTTTCACCCCTTTGCCGGTGAACGAACCCTTCCCGAGGACATAGTTACGCCAATCCGGCAGCTTCCCGGCCATTTCGATGAAATACTTTTCGCTGTGCGTCTTGAACTCAAGTAAGCATACCTGCTCCGGAATATCAGGAATGCCAAGCGCTAACCCGTCCCCTGACCCGCCAGCGTGCCCCTCAGCCCATGAGATACGGAATTGCTTGCCGTGCTCGTCCTGTTGCCAGACCTGCGCACCGATCATCAGAAGTTGCGCTATGACACGCCCTTCCTCGAGGTGCCCCCGGTTGAACAAGCGCAACAAACGACCGTCGAACTTAGGCTTTGTTGTCCACCTGAAATTATACCAGATGCGACGAGCGCATTCCTCACCCATGAGCGAAGCGCCCATATGGCTCCGGAAGCTTTCTTCCTCGCTGCGATATGCGTCGCCGATGTGTGGTAACACACGACCTAGCCACCCGCGGAACGCTGCGCCCTGATCAGCTGCTATCATGCTATCGATCAGACGCATGGTCTTAATCGCGTGCGTTAGGTGTCCCACTTAAATCTCCGGCTGCTGGTAGAGAGGTGGATCAGCGGGTGCCGCCCATGGTGAACTGTCCCACCCCTCAACTAGCAGCCGGACCCGAAGGCCCGGCTGTGTCGTTTACTGAGCGGCCTGCCCCTGATTGGCCCAGGGCGGATTGGCTCCCTGGGCCTGAGCAGCGGCGGCAGCATTCGGGTCGGGCTGACCCTGCGGCTGCTGTGCCTGACCCTGCGGCTGACCCTGCGGAGCTGCCCCACCATTCCACGGCTGCTGCTGAGCGTCACCCTGCGGCTGCTGTTGCGGCTGCTGGTTCTGCTGCGGAGGCTGACCCTGGAAGGGATTGCTCTGGTCCTGCTGCGGAGGCGGAGCATTGTTCAGCGGAGGGTTCTGCCACGGCTGCTGTCCGCCCGGATTCTGCTGCGGCTGCTGCGGCTGCTGCGACTGGTCCGGCTGCTGCTGAGGTTGCTGCTGGAACGGTTGCGTCTGCTGCTGCGGAGGGTTCTGCTGAGGCTGGAACTGCTGCTGCGGCTGCTGATTGGGCTGTTGGAAGCCCTGTTGAGGCTGCTGCTGGAAGCCCTGGGCCGGCGGAGTGAAACCCTGCTGCGGAACGCCACCGGCAGCATTGCCGGAACCGACGGTTTCGACCTGCTCGTTGATGTTCTTGTAGGAGATGATGTCGTTCTGGTCTTCGTAGTTGTCATCACCCTTGCGGATCTTCACCTTCACCTTCAACGGCAGACCGTGAAGCTGCTGGCTGTCCTGGATGTGCAGGACACCGACCGCGTGGCCGATCGCCGACAGCTGACGGAGAGCGATCTCCTGCGCTTGGGCGTTGGCGTTGCGGATGTTCAGACGCGCGAACAGCTTGCGACCGCGATACTGGCCGTCGAGGATGTTGAACCGAGCCTGAAGGTAGGTGCCCGCACCATCCTTCGTCGGCTTGAGGTCCGACTCGTCCATCGCGACGTTATACCAGCCAGCGGGGACAGTATCGAAGCCGGTATCCGGCTCGACCTGAGTGGCGTCGAAGTTCAGTTGTGCCATGGTATTCTATACTCCGTTGTGGCGGCGATCAACCGCCGAGGATTTTCGCGAAAACAGCGCTTAAGATTGGAGTTTCGACAGGTGCCAGCGCCCCGCTCCTGTCCTTCGCTTGGAACTGCAAATCCGGTTGAGTTTGCAGAAAGCGATATTTCTCGTTTTGGGGCGTTTGACCGATCCCAAGACGAAAAACTTCGTCGAAGAAATATGGCAGCTTATTGGCAAGCTTAGCGCCCGGCATGGACGGACCATATTTCACAACGCCAGTGAGTTCATCCTTCGACGGCTCCATCTTGGCGCTGATAACAACATTCCGATTCGGCAGGTCGCGGAACAAGCGCACGACCGACTCCATCTTTTCGATAAGCTCACCGTATGCCTGGCGCGGGTCCTTGACCTGCCGCTTGGCATTGTTGAGCACGACCTCGCCGATCTCGCTGATGCTATCCAAACAGATAGTCTGGAACTGCCCCGCTTGCGGGGAGGTAGCGCACCAGTTATAGGCGTCCGTGAGGTCTTCGACGGTGCGGATCTCAATCATCGGCATGTTATAGCAGATGTGAGGATTGCCGGCACCGTAGAGTCGCTCGAGGTTCTGCTGCCGAAGGGACAGCGCACCGGACTCGGCACTGATGAGCAGGGGATTTGGCGCTGTGGCCATCAGGACCGTCTTGCCGACGCCCGCATCCCCATAGACGAGCACCTTCACGCCAGACATACTGGACGCGTCCTGTGCAGTTGTGAAGTTAAGCGCCACCCCGATCTCCTTGTCAATTGCGGTTGCATAGCCTAGCGGCCTTTGCTGCGAGAAGCAAGATTAAACACTAAGAAATGTCACTCGCATCACGAAAGCTTTGCCAGGTCGGGAATCGCGGTTTGTCCTTGATCCCCTTTGGAAAGAACTTTGCTTTATAAATGAGCTCCATAAATTCGGCTTGGTTCTGGAAATAATGCCGACGCTGATCATGGTTGAGGCACCCTGCGCCAACGCGGACCTCCTGCCCGTCTTCAAACATCACGTCGCCAGTAATGGGGTCTTTGACCACACCTAGCACCGTGCCGAGCATTGCGCCCACCATCCCGTTCGGCACCTTGTTCTCTTGGTGGCTGCTACGGAACGTCTGGCCGAGCTCGTTGATCTGCGCTTCGTTCTCATTAGCATCGCCTTCGATAATGGTATGCACGCGGAATTCGAAGTCAACGAACCTCTTGATCCGCTGCAACCCGCCCTCTGTCGGCGTGCTGCGCCCTTGCTTATGCTTGGCGCCGAGCCCCCGTAGGATGACACCTTCGAACCCGAGCACGAGCAGTTCGTTCTCATATTCGAGAAGCTGGTCCATGTTGGCGACGATCTTGTAGGGCATCAGGCGCAGGTGAGGAAACAGGTGCGGAACCTCCAGCCTTAGCTCCTCGAACCTCCGCGGGAGCAGTTCGTCGAAACGGTGAAGGTAGGGCTTGTCCTTCGTTTCAGGGGTGACGTAGTCGAACAGCCACCACAGTAGCCACGGCATCCCCTTGATCGTCCCTACCAAGCTGCTCGTGATGCGGCAGAGGTCGGGATGGTTCTCCCGCTCACCTGCTAGCTCACCGTCCAGCCCCGCCAAGGAACTGTGCCCAAAGAATTGTGTCGTATGGACGTTCTTGAATTTCTTCAAGCTGCGTCCAGTGAAGGCCCCTGTCGTGTGCAGCGCACGGACGCCGTCGATCTTCGGCTGCGCCATCACAGGGAACTTGAGCTTCGCTTCGACATAGTCGCTCGCTAGCATAGGTTTCATGGAGTCTCTTCCTTCAATTCCTTACAGACCCGCTCAAGATCTGCACGCCGAATAAGACCGGCCTTGGTGAACGGTTTCGTATCCCTGAGGATGTCATCCGCTGCCGCTTCATAGGCCTCCGCTTTGTTGCAGACTTCCTTCTCCGGCTGGTAAGACTTGCAGTCGTGCAGATGAAGAATGACCGCTTCTGCATTGCACTCCTCGCACTTTGCTACGACTCCGCTGAACAGCTCCCCGTTCGACAAGTCGTCGAGGAAGTCCGCCATAACTGATGCCGGGACTCCGTCTTGCGCAAGGACGGCAATACGGTAGCCCCGATACCAGATTTCATCCGCAATGACGTCAGTCACCGAAGAACGCTTCCGATGTGTTAGGGAAGTGATTTTCCAGCTCATCCCGACATGCTTCAGCAATGAACCGATGCTCAGCTTGAACCCCTTCGGCAGTTCGCTCCTTGATGTAGTGGAGCCACGTGCGAACCGAGAAGTGCAGATACATCACGGTCGGGACCAACCCTTCCGGCAGCACCGTGCGAGCCACTTCCTTGGCGACACCCCGACCGAGCCAGAACTTGTAGTCGCGCTCGTCCTGCTCCGCTTTGGACTTGACATAGGCATCCCACTCAGCTGCGATCGCGTGCTCCTCAGCTGTCTCCGGCAAACGGGACAGCTGGCGGTTCGTCGGATGCTGAAAGCGGCACTGGCGCGTCCGCAGGAGCATCTCATACTCCGCATAACGCCCACTGAACTCCTGGAACCCGATCGCCGATAGATGCCTGAGCACCTGCCGGCCGACGTCTCTGGTTGTGGTCACCTCGAGACACATACTGGCCATCTGGAAAGGCGACCAGTGATTGTGAGTGATGAGGTAACGGATCAGGCGGGAAGCATCTGCGTCGCGATTGCCAGGGTTACTCACCCTGGCAATGTCTGCGATCAGCTTGTCCCCGTCAGGCGTGCTATGCACGAACTTGACAGAATGGTTTTCCATCAGCTTTGCGCTCCGCCTTCCGGCGCCGACGGGGGCGGGGGCGGCGGGCTGAGCGAAGCGGTCGTCTGCTCGAACAGCTTGCGCGCTTCGGACCCCTCAGGCAGCGAATCGCGGAACGAGTTCACCAGCGACTCGCGCTGCTTCGTCCGTTCGATTTCGAGCATGGAGTCGCTGAAACGCTTCTCCTTGTTGACGAGATCGTTGTATTCGTGCAGATCGACTTTGCCGACCGCCCACTTATAGGTGAAGTCGGCGTCAGGATCGATATCGGGCGCAGTGTCGACCTTGACCACAGTGACGATCCGCAGCTGATTGTTCGTGTTCAGCACGACCAGCGCATCGCCAGCTTCGACGTTCCAGGTCTTCGGCACTTTGTAGATATACCGCTGGCCAGGCGCATCTTCGTTGGCAAAGCGCATCCGCAGGGTCATTGCTTCGGCTTCGGGGCTCCCACGATCCAGCCGATGCAGTGCAGATTGGCGAGCGCGATCACGCGATGCTACGCCTGGGTAGTCGATGCTTTCGACCTTCATATGGTAGCGGCCGGGCGGCAGATCGTCGACCGTGTTGTCGAACGTAACGTGGACAGTCGTGAACGAATTGTCCAACAGCGAGAACATATGCTTATGCTTCATGACTTCTACTCCTTAGAGTTCGCCAAACGCTGGCGGGCCAACCTCATTCCTTTTTTAGCACGCGCATCACAGAGGTTGTTTGTGACGTAACGTGCTTCGGGACGCGACGTGTGCCCCTTGACATGCTTGAAGGTGAACGTAAAGCCCACCTTCCTCTTGAGGTCGAAGAACGCACTCTTAGCACGCTTCTCGTCCTTTGTCAGGCGGTTGCGCGTCGACATAAACGCGTCAATGGCCCCCTGGCAATCTGTCTGGAGCAGGATGTGATCCCCCTCCTGAACTAATTCCCCCTTCACTGAGATATGAACCGCGTTAACGATTGCTATCATTTCCGCTGCACTGGAGCTGTCAACCTTCTCTTTGACCTCTCCACCTCCACCGCGCTTCCCACGCTCGCAGGCAGTCCACCAGCCGTATCCGGCAGCGCCTGACTGCGTGCAATGGGACGCGTCGGCAATGATTGTGACCCTCATTGCGGAGTCTTGGGGATCTTGATCTCCATCTGCGGGGAACCCGGCTTGATGATCAAGCAGCGATCGAACACCAGCTTCTCGTCGGCAGTGAGCTTGTTATACTCCGCCTTGTTGAGCTCGGGCTTCCACCGAATGAGCTTGGTGAGGTCCAGTTGCGGCAGATTGGAACCCTCGGCGAACATTGCCTCCTTGAGTCCCTCAAGCTGCTGCTCATCAACCGTGCGGTTGATAACGTGATCCGCTTGGAGGATCGCGCCGGTGCCGTCGTTCAACGGAACCTTGTTTTCCTTCGAGCCCTCGGTCGGGTTCGGGAAGTAGTGCTTGAAGATGCGCGAGCGAAGCATTGCTTCTTCGCCCTTCAGCTTAGCGAGCTGAGCTTTCTTCTTGAACCACGTTACGAGGTCCTGCGGCGTAACAGCTACCTCTTCAGATATATCTACCATTTGACTGCTCCTTTGCTTGCATTGTGCAACCCATAATAGGCGCACAGGCGCACAATGCAAGCGAAAAGTTCACTTCCGAATTATTCCTCGGGGGTCTCGAGTCCTGAGGTCGGAATCGGCTGCTTGACAGGGGTGCCGACGGGCGGCTCCTTCCCAAAGTAGCTACGCTCAGGCTCTTTGTCAGCACGAAGCTGAGCAGCCTTGTCGGTGTATTGCAGACCCTCATAGCGCTTGCTCAGCTTGGCGATGTTAGCCCGCAGCGCATCCTGCCGTTCGAAACCGAACATATAGCCCAACGTCATCAGGAACTTGCTGAGCTCGGTCAACTGCACCGTCAGAAGCTTGGCGTCGAGCTCCTTATTGTAGATAGCAGCCTTCTTGACCGTGTCGAGCACCTGCGAACCGCGGACCGCAACAATGATAGCATAGCCCACCATCACGTCGGGACCGATATGTTGATTGCGAGCGAAGGTTGCAATCGCATCCCAGTCGAGCTCAATGCCTGTGCGCTGCACGAGTTGCTCGATGTAGAAATATAGGTCTCCGCTTTCCTCGAGCAAATTCTCCTTGCCGGCTTCGAAGACGTTGTCGCCCCGGAAATCCTGCGTAATCATGATACCTTCGAGCAGCTCGCCCGCCTCACCAGCGACACCCGTCGCACCGTGCCAGAGGTCGGTAGTGTGGTCGGATAGCGTCTCGATAATGCTGCGCGGGTTCTTGACCAGCGCTGCCACGAGCTGAGGATGCGTTACGTCCATGCTTTGTCTCCTAGTTGAGTGGCCTACTGTATAGCGATGGCCACAGTATCGCAAGCGTGCAGTTCTAATCGCGGTCCGTTGCCATTGCCTCGTAGTCAGGCAGTTTAATCACGCGGAACGCCTTACCGTGATAGCTGAACATATCGACCAGCTTGTCTCCCTTAACCTCCATAATGTATCCAGAGTTGACAAGGTTCATCAGCGTCTCTTCCAGCGCTTTGTTGGCGCCGAACTTATGTTTGTAGAACGCTGATGCGCGAGCCGTGCGCTGCTGGAGGTATGGACGCGGGACGATGCCAGCTTCGCGCATACCATCCGGAATCTTGTAGCTCTTCGGAATGGGCTTGGTGAGGTAGTCTTGAATGACTGCAACCGCCTTGCGTTCACGGGACTGGTCGTTAAGCCCAACGTCACCGCTGCTGATGCGCTTACGCATAATCTCAATGTCCGCCATAATGAGCTTGATGGCCCAGTCTGCGTGATGCTGTTGAATGATCGGGTGCATGTAGTTATCGCCCACCGCTAGGATGGCTGCGACACGCAAGACCTTCAATGTCGCACGGTTCCACATCTGGCGTCGAGACTCATCCTGAGTGCCGCGAATCATGTCCGCCGCCTTGTAGCTGAACGCCGATAGCGTCTTAGCTGCTTCCTCTGTGCGTCCAACTGGCTGAGCGGTGCCGTTCCCTATGTTAGCATCCGCCTGAAAGGCCATCCCGCATAGGTAGCGCGTAAGAGCGCTGTCGGGATACTCAATCATGTTCGTGTTCTCTTCAGGCCGGTCCCCGTCATACTGAATGACAAGGAAGCGCGAAAGGAACCCGTCTTCCATCATAGACTCGGTTAAGCTGTCATAGAATGTCTGCGGCGTGCTCTCACCGACCATGCTGTAGGCAACGGACTGGAGCGCCTCGATGTTGTTCTCTGTGGAACTGTAGCCGATACCGCCAACGATGGACATAGGAGCTGACTTTTGATACAGGTTCGTCATTTGCGTCCGTAGTGTGGTCATCGGACCCTCACGGTCGTCCTCCATGGCGATGCGCTTCATACGGCGCCCCCACTCACCGGACACATTAACAAAGGACGTATTCTGCGCGCACGCCTTGATTAGTGCAGGACCGGACGCATACTCGGTAAAGTCCACGAAGTTGCCGAACTGCGGAAACTCACGAATGCACGAGCTGACGACAGTTGAGATGCCGGTGTGCAGCGCCTCCTTGCCGATAGCGCTGCGAGCCACAAGAACGATATACAGATTCAAACCTGACTTCGGAATGTGCCATGCTTTGCCTGTGATGCCTGCCATCAGGCCGAGCGCTGCTGTGACTGCGACCTCCTTGATCGGAAGGAAGCTGTTGTTATAGATGAACTGCGACAGCGCGCCTACGAACCCTGGAGGCCAGGGTAGCCCATCCGAACCCGCTTGGCGTGCTGAGTCGGTGACGGGAGCCATTTGTGCCAGTGCAGCCTCTGGCGGCGGCGCAGTCACCACAGGCTCGCCTGTGCCGAGCACCTGTAGCGGAGAAACCGTGCGAGGGGTAACAGCACCGAAAGCCCCTGCCACCTGCTGTGCCGGCGGCACGCCGCCCTGTAGCGCTTGAATGCCTTCCTGCGCAAGCTGACGCATATTGTCCGCAGCTTGCAGAATACCGCTCAACTCAACGCTGCGCTCGCGCTCCTGCCTTTCGCGAATAGTCTTGAGGGTATTGTTAAGGTAGGCGTCGTTCTTGGTAGCTTTCTCGCGCTTCCCTAGACCCGACTCGCGGAACAACCTGCGGCACTGCTCGTTCGATTCACTGTAGAAGGTGAACATGGACATGAGCGCCAAGTCTGCTTCGGATTGGGAGGGGAAGTTGAATTCCTCTTCGCGCCACAGCCCCTTCCACAGCTTGCTGAACTTCTCTCCGTTCGCAGCGCTCACTGCAACCTGAAGGATATACCAGTCATCTGCCTCCTCGGGTAGCTCCTCCAACTCCACCTGCTTCTGTAGCGGGCGCATTTGGTGGATCATATTCGTTAGGAGGTATTCCCGGTCGGCTACTGGCTTCGGGACATAGACGTCGCCCGTTGAGATGATGAAGCGCTCTTGCGAGTAGATTTCGATGCCGTCCCTGCGGAAACCTCTACCGATATTTCCGCGGACCCAAATGTGGAGCCCTTTGCCGGACTTGGAGCGCTCCGTGTAGGAGTCAAAGCGCTCGACAATAGATACATACCTTTGGAAGTCATCTGCTGTGGTCCACTTCTCGGGATTGTTGGGAGTCGTCTCCGCGTCCTTGACGTCCAGGTCAATGCAGGTGAACGGGTCTCCTTGATTGAGGATATACCCGACGTCCAAACCTGTCTGCCGAACCGTAACGCCTTCCGCTGTGACGTGTGTGGTCACTGTTTCCCTGTTTGACCACGCTACAGCGCACGCATCCTCGAAGGTCATCCAGGACGAAGGTTCTGTTACCTTGACAAGACGTAGCCCACCCTGCGGACCGACCGTCATAGGCGCTTTGCTAGCACCCGCGATGGCCCACTGCGGACGTTCTCTCATTTCCTCGGGTAGGTTGCCCCATCGTTGAGCGCGAATCACAACCCTTTCCTCGATGCGATAGCTTTGGCCCACTCTTCCATCATGGGTTCAGCTTCGGCTCGCAGCCATAAGAGGATATGCGTGCCACCGTCGGCACGCCGGATTACGATAGCTTCAGGAAGCTTGCCGGCGCGGGCACCGTTAAAGATGGTGCTTCGGTTAACGTCTAGTCGCTGGCATATTTCTGTGGAACTAATGTAGGTTTCGTCAAAAGCTTGCTGCAACGACACGACCGCCCCATCCCTTGTCAAGAAGACCAGCCCGTATCACCATCGCGGCGGTGAAAGAGGGGCTGGCCGTATCACGCACAGCATAAGCGGCTGGCATAAAAATCGCAACTACTGTTTTGCAATCAAAGTGCGAATTTCTGTGCGCAACTTTTCGATGCGTGTCTTGAAGTCAGCTGCGATTTCTTTTCGCTTGGCTGCTGCCTCTATCATGGCTTCTTGGTGCCGAAGCACTTCACCCTTAGCCCATTCCTCTGCCAACTTGGCTTCGACCTTCAGCGCTGAGCATTGCTCCTCGAGCTCTTTCACCTGAGCAGCTAGTTCAGGATCTGCTTCCAGCACCTTCCTTGGCGTAGGGCGGTGCCCGCGGACCTTAGCCATGCGCTCGCGGTTGAGACGCTTGCGCTTCTCGGCTACAGTCTCGCCAGGGTAAGCAGGGTCAAGATCGTTAGCTTGGCACCACGCCAGCGCGCGATTGTAGAATTGCATCATAGCGTCCATGAAGGTCACGGGCGCAGTGTTCGCTGGCGTGTTGACATACCAGCAGAACTGACTAATCAGAGGCGTAGGTGCGTTCGTAGGCTTATCTTTGACAGGTTCCCACCAGTCGTGAAGCGACCAGAAGTGGACAAGGTCCTCTTGCGTCACGAAGCTTGCA